TTCAATATAATTTAACGCACCTATGTAACCCGGTAAAGCGTAAGTATCTAATCCCGGTCTGTATTCCTTAATATAAAGAATCTGCTTACCTTCTCTTAAATCTTTATTATATCCTAAAACAACTTCTGCTTCCGCTTTTCTATCGTTCCAATCTTTAATCCAATATTGAGTATTGTCTTTATTAGAACGAACTTTTGTGTAGTCAATATGACTAATTGAAGCAATTTGACCACCTATTTTACTCCAAACAATCTCTAAATAAGCACCACCAAAAACCTCTATATCAATGGAAACTTTACGAGTAACATCATTCAAAGATTCGTAAGGATTAGCCTTATTAATAAACTCTTCGGCTTTTACATCATCTTCTTTTGCTGCCCATCCATTTCCTGTAATGTAATTTACCTTACCTTTTACAATAGCGTTATGTTTCGCACTCTTATTGTATAGGCTTAAAAGGTAGTTGGGATAATCGTTCTTATCTCCGAACTCAATATAGCCAACTCCTTTCTTTTCCCTGTATTCAGGTTGCTTTGCTTCCGCAAATGTTAATATCACTAAATTATCCATCATCGTACTATAAATGTGTTATTTGGTTGGTGTTTCGTATATGTAAAAGAAGTAGATTCATTAAGCCTCATAATCCCTGTTTCAATTAATCCGGTAGCATTGGCAGGGTTGGTATTCGTGGTAGAAGTTTGCTCGTAGATTTGATATTCCCACTCCCCAGAATCTTGCGTTCCAAAATAAGTATTTGTAACTATTGAGAATTGATTAAACCTATCCTTAAAAGCAGAAGTATCCGCAGCATTTAGAATCACAAATTTTACCTCTATATTACTTCCCCTATGCGTAAAAACGAATAAATAATTAGGAGCGGATAAAGTCTGCTTCTCCTTTAAAGTAAGGATAATTTGACTCGTTGCACCCTTTGTTAAATATATCATACTACTAAATAGATAAATCTCGGATTTTTACAATAAAGAAAAAGCCACCCCCAAAGGGATGGCTAATCTACCTACCTATAACGAACCACGAAAGCTTCTTATGAAGTCAGACCTGCGATAATACCACTTGCAACTTCGGGAGAAAGTTCTTTCTCGCCACCTGTGAAAGTTAAAGAATATCCATTGCGGTCTCCTTGTGCAGTTCCGGTAGCAGCAGTACCTCCGGTAACATCTAAACCAGAGTAGCGACCTAACAACCAATATTTGTCGTTAGCATCTTGAACAACCGCCATTAATGTATTTTTAGCAAGTAACAAGATTTCATTTCTTGTATTTGCTTGAAGTTTGTTAAGAACAACAGTTAGTTCTTGAGCATAAAACACAGTTCCATTCTCTACGGAAGCGGTAATAGTTTCAGTCAAAGTACCTGTATTCTTAACTAATTCATATTTGTAGAATACTTTATTCGCTGCTTTGGTAATAGTAGAAACGATACCAGAAGCCTCGGTAACTGAACTCACGTTAGCGTGAGCAATCAACCATACCGCTTTGATACCGCCTAAACTTTCTCTGCAATCGAGTGTGTATCCTTGTGTTAAAGCACAAGCCATTTTATTAAGTTTTATTAGTTAAGAGTGGGTAACCCTTAAAGCTACCCACTCGTTTAATTAGATAATGAAAGAAGCAATCTCATCCAAGAAGGCTACATTCACACCCATCTTGAACTCGCTTACGAAACGAACTTGGTCAGCCTCTTTAGCATAGAAAAGTTCGAAACGCTCTTCTTCATTAAGAAGGTCAGTTCCCAAGAACATATTGCTCAAACGGATAGCATAAATCTTATTTACACCGTTCAAACCGGGAGTTGCTACAACTTTAATCGGAGTACCGGGTAAGAAGAACTCGCTATCAGCCTTACCATCGAAAGCATAGTTGAACATATTAGCGTTCTTCAATGCGATTGTATAAGTACGGAATACGTCTTGACCACACCAGATAGTCATATCATCTTTTGCTACAACAGTTGCAGGGATTGCTTTGTAAAGAGCATCGAAGATAGCAACTACATTCGCAGTAGTGATTGCAGTTGCAGTACCACCGTAATAAGTAGCGTTGTTAGCTTCTACCGCAGAAGTACCAACCAAAGTAACCAAACCTTGGAATTTGTTTAGGTTTACATTCGCACTTCCTGTTGAACCTTGCCAGATAGCAGTTTCAAGTTGAGCAGCAATACGAGCAGCTTTCTTGTCTGTATAGTCAGAAGCGAAAGCGATTGAATCGTAGCGGCTTCCCTCTGGTAAAGCCTTCTGCAAATATTTTGCTTCAAGGTCTTTAGGGCAAAGAGATTCGTTTACTTTAATCTTACCAACAGTTACAGTACGCTGCGTGAAAGTAGTAGAACCAGAAGCATTGAAGCCACAAGTACCACCGCTTTGGAAGATAGCGTCAGTATCCATAATGTTGATTGTCTCGGCAGATTTTACACCTACCATTACGTTTCCTTGACTCTTAATCAAAGAAGCGGTTTTGCTTCCAAGTACGGAAGAAGTTACCAATAGAGCTTCGTTCTCTTTGGTATAGTTTGCTAATGCTGAAACATCAAAAGCCATTGTTATTAAATTTTAAGTTTTTAAAAATTTATTTTGCGTAATTAGAAAGAAAGCGAGAGATTTTATCGTTTTTAGATTCGAAATGCTTTGTGAATTGCTTTGGTTGAGTAGGAGCAACTGAAGGAGTTTTAGTAAGTTCGATTACTACATCTGTAAGTTCAGAAATAGCTTTTGAGAACTTATCGTTCATTTGAGCAAGATTCTCGCTCATTTTAACTTCAGCTTCTTTCTTGTAACCTTTTAAAGCCTCAAGTTGTGCTTCCATTTCAGCTACCTTCTTCTTCATTAATTCAACTTCAGATTCTGGTGCTTCGATTTCTACTTCAACTTCTGGAACTTTGATCTCAAGGATTGTGCCTGTTTCATCTAAAACGATAACAGAACCATCAGCAAGAGTATGCTCTCCGGCAGGAGCAGGAACTTCGTTTCCAGCTTCATCCAAAAGTGTAACCTTACCGCCAACCTCAAGTTTATCAACCATAACTTTAACGCTTCGGGAGCATCTACCGATGGCTCGATAGTAGCTTCAGCGAACATCGCCTTGATTTTTAATAATGCTTCTTGTGGAGACATAAAGAATTTACCCATAAATAGTAAACACTTATCTATGTGACCAAATAGAAAAAGGGGAGTGTGGAAACACCCCCCTTCAAACAAAACTATGAAAACCGAGCAAATATACTAAAAAAATTAGCCAAAAAAAATTAAAAAAAACTTGGAAAAAAATTTTGTTTTTCAAATTAGGGTTGTATATTTGTTCTGTAATCAAAACGACAAACTATGATACTTCCTTTCGTTCTCTTGATCGCCTTCGGTTTCACTCTGTTTTTCCACTTTGAAAATAGAGCCTATTTTGCCAAAAGATATTACAAACACTAAAATTTAAAAACTATGGAAAACCTAAAAAACGAAAAGTACATTAATCTGGGGTTTATTGGTCATAATGCCTATGCCCTACAAGGACTGTTTCCGGAATATACAAGGAAACCAAACGAGTATGGATATTTCTTAAATTTTGAGAATTATTCAGAACTTGCTTGTAATCAAGGAGTTGAGTGCCATACTAACTGTTTTGAAAGCGAAGCACACTTCTTTGAGGTATTAAACAGAAAATTATTATGTTTTTTCCTTGAAAAAAATTTGTGAATATCAAAATAAACCCTATCTTCACTCTGTAATTAAAAACAAACACTATGAAACACTTGATTGAAAAATGCGAAAACCTTGGTTTCGCTCTCGTTATTAACGAGGAACTTTTGACTGCTTGTTGCACTAAACTTAACTCAAAAGCCAAGTTTCCAAAACCAGAATTTCATTACCGCTTCCGTTCTTTGGAAAGAATCGAAGAGTATGTAAATGAGTTCATCAATCGGAAATTAGAGATTCAAAGTTGGAAGGAAAAGAAAAAAGAAACTATCAGAAAAGCCAAAGAAGAAATGAACCACTCTTTCAAGATTGGGCAAATTCTTTACGATTCTTGGGGTTATGAACAAACTAATATTGACTTCTACCAAGTTACTGCGGTGCTTCCAAAATCTATCGAAGTAAAAAGAATCGCAAGTAAATATGCAAAGAATCAACCAAGCGGTTACAGTTCAATGAGTGCTTTTGTGGTTCCGGTTCCAGATGCCTTTGTAAAACCTGCGGAGCGGAAACCAATTCAAGTTATGGTAAATCAAAATGGAGAAGTTAGTAAATACTACATCAAATCAAAACACGGTTGGATTAGCGAATATAACGCCGGAGAAAAAGGAATCTATGAAAGTTGGTATGCCTAAAACTTGGGGGGGGAAAAGAGCAAATTCCGGAAGGAAAAAGAAAAACCCCTCTTCTTATATTTCCTTTCGGGTTCCTATACAAGAAAAAGAAAAAATCTATTTAAAGTATGGGAAATCCATTCACGAATTATTCAAAGAATGGATCAAAATTATTTTGTCCGATTAAATAAATTTATTAAATTACATATATGGATTACGAATTAGTAATAGACACTCATTTCCCTGCTCCAGACAAAAAAGAGCAGCAACTCAAAGAATTAATCAATGGCAGAAAACCTGTCAATGATTACGAGAAAAAACTTCTCAAAGAACTACAAGAGATGAAAGAAAAAGGCTTCATCCCTTATATTCCAAGCAATTAACTTTCTTTTGCTTTCGCTAAAAATTTATTGTAGGCTTTTCTATCGTAAATAGTTGATTTTCCTTTAGTATGAGAGAAGATTAGCTTCGGTTTTTTCCCATTGTTATCGTATAGATGCAATTCATCAAATACATTATTTTTGGCGAACTTTGGAAGCAAGACCGAGATTTCTCGGTGCATATCTCTGATGTATTTTTCCGGTACATATCTACCGGTTTTTCTGGCTCTTTCTTCTGCTCTTTTTACAGATACTTCTGTATCGGTAGTAACATAATGAGCTACAACTCTTTTCCCGGATTCTCTTTGTTGCTTAACCTTATCTATGACACTCTGATAAGTTCCATCGCCTACCGCATCCACCACTATATCCCATTTGTTTTTAGCGGCAGTTTTTACGATGTCTTTTGAAACTTTTGAACTTTCTTCGTGTATGCGAGAAGCAGCCGAAAATTCTCTTCTATTAAGCATTTCCCTATATTCTGGGAATCCATCTTTAATGCCATCTGGATCTACCTTTAAAATGCCTTTTGGAAATTCTACAAGACCGCCTTTCTCAATAGAACTCTTACCGGTTGCAGGTGCCCCACCCATAAAATAACTCGTTCCTGTATCTTGATAATCTTTACTTCTTGATCCACCGATATAATCTCCGGCAAGTTTATTATGGAAATCTAACCTCTCTTCAGTAATTCTACCAGATTTATCGGAATAAAATTTATCTGTTCCGGAATTCCAATTATTATCTTCTAATATTTTATTTATTGTTTCTTTTGCGGCAGATTCGTACTTATCATTTTTTCTTGACCACTCCGGTCTTTCTACTTCAACATTGACTTTTGTATCTACCGGGTTTTCAATTTTTTTTACTTGGGGTATTTTACCTTCATCTTCTTTCCCGCCACCACCGCCTTTTGGTGCAAATCTTCCGCTTTCATCTCTTTCTACATCTTCTTCTTCCCAAAACATATCTACTTGCTCAAGAA